TGGTGGTGATACTGATGGATTCATTGCTGCTGAAGTTGGCACTGGCATCAAACTGACTGACAAACTCTCTGCTAAGGCAAAGTTTGAAGCACTCAGTTTTGACACCAAGACTGACTGGAAAGTCGAAGTCGGCACCAAGTACAAGTTCTGATATTTAAAAAATGAAGAAAGCAATCGCTGCTGTTCTGGGTGCTGCCGTCCTTGGCACCACCCTGGTCGCCTGTTCCTCTAACGAGACCGCGACCTCAACTAAGGAACCATTCAGTTTGAATGGTGCTGGTGCTACCTTCCCAGCAATGCTCTACAACAACATGTTGCAGGACTTTGCTAAGTCTACTGGCAACAAAGTAAACTATCAAGCAGTTGGTAGTGGTGCTGGTGTCCGTCAGTTTACTGCTAAAACCGTTGACTTCGGTGCCTCTGATGGTGCTGTAAGTGATGCTAAGCAGAAACTACCTATGGTCCACATCCCTATCACGGGTGGTGCCATTGTCCCGACTTACAACAATCCTGGTTGTGAAGTTAAGATGACTCAGACTCAACTTGCTGATGTCTTCCTTGGCAAGATCACTAACTGGTCTACCTTCGGTTGTGCTGATCAGCAGATTAGAACTGTTTATCGTTCTGATGGTTCTGGTACTACCAAAGGTTTCACTAACTCCCTGTCAGCATTCTCTCCTGAGTGGAAAGCAACTGTTGGCACAGGTAAGGCAGTGAAGTGGCCTGTTGGTGTTGGTGGTAAGGGTAATGCTGGTGTTGCTGCTGCCATCACTAACCTCCCTGGTTCTATTGGTTATGTAAACTATGGTTATGTGAAGGGTGATCTTCAACAGGTTGCCATTCAGAATAAGGCAGGAAATTTCGTGAAGGCATCTGCTGAAACTGCATCTGCTGGTCTTGGTGAGATCGTTCTTGATGATCAACTCCGTGGTGCTGATGCTAACCCTGCTGGTGCTAACGCATATCCTATTGTTTCTCTCACCTGGATTTTGGCATACCCCGAGTATGAAAAGAATGAAGCAGTGAAAGAAACTCTGCGTTGGATGTTGACTCCTACTCAACAAGCAAAGGCAGACTCCCTTGGTTATGTTCCCCTCCCTGAGGGTCTTCGTCAAAAAGCACTTGCTGCTGTTGAAACTCTAAAATGAATATGATATAATAATGGGGTCTTCGGACCCTTTTTTTATGACCGTACCATTTTTTGTTGAAGAACCTTATACTTGGAAAAAAGTAGAAGTACCTTATGATATTGTCCAGTATTGTGATTCTTTCACTGTTGACGCGGATCGTGAAGACCTCCGCTATATTGATTGTGTGTGGATGCATATGGGATATTATGGTGTACCAACAGATGTTATGAAGGCAGTGAGAGAAGAATGGAATCCACCAGTAATACCTGTGTTTGAATAGGTAGATATACTTAGTTTGTTAGGATACACACACAGAGGGGCTTGACCCCTCTTTATTTTTCCTATATAATCTTGTAACAGTTCTTCACAATCTAACAATGACTGTAACAAAAAACGAGTTTGGGCAAATGAACATGTTTGCCAAAGAACCATCCATGTATATGACTAAGGAAGATCTTGAGCGTTATGGTATTGAACCTTACGCTGAAAAAGCAGAGAAGATGAATGGACGCTGGGCGATGATGGGTATCGTTGCTGGTGCTATCTCTTATGCTGCCACTGGGAAACTCTTTTTCGGTGTCCTTTGATACTTGACAATGACTTCAACTATCTTTACAATAACAAGTGTTGCCTTCCTTGTATTGCTGGCACACTCTGTAAATCAACTATCTGAAACATACTAATGGCTTTTACTATCACGACTAAAGCACCCGATGGCACTGAAACTTCTTTCCAGTGTGAAGATGACCAGTACATCCTGGATGCTGCTGAGGAAGCTGGTGTTGATATGAACTACTCATGTCGTGCTGGTGCTTGCTCTTCTTGTGCTGGCAAACTGGTAAGTGGTTCTGTTGACCAAAGTGATCAGTCGTTCCTTGATGATGACCAGATTGATGCTGGTTTCATTTTGACTTGTGTTTCTTATCCCACCAGTGATTGTGTGGTTGAAACCGATAAAGAAGAAGCATTGTATTAATGGAACTTCTTGCTGTAGCTAGCATTCTCCTAGTAAGTTTTGTAGGAGCAGCAATCATGACTCAAAAGGGTGATGAATAAAAAATGCTTTTGAACACTTATTTGAAACTTATTCATGGAACACTCTTTGATTGAACTTCTCACTTATTATGTGATTGCTGGAGCATTGATTATTGGAGCACCAGCAGTGTTCTTTATCGTTGCCTTCATGCCTGCACTGATGAATACTAAAGGTGCAGTTGTTGGTTACAAAACTCACCGCGATTATGGTGAAACATCTATCTACTCTAAAGTAAAATAGGAGAAAACAAATGAACGAAAAAGCAGAACGCATTAATGGTTGGGCAGCAATGATCGGTATCATTGCAGCAATGGGATCCTATGCCACCACAGGTCAAATCATTCCTGGTATTTGGTGATGAACATGATTCGCAATATTATTCGTCGTAATAAAAAAACTATGGAGGTCTCTATGCGTAAGGAAGGTTATCAAGTTCCCGAAGTTAAATTTGAGTTTCGTGAAGATGGTGAGTTTGTGACTCGCACGACAGGAGAACTCTTTGATAATAAGCGTGTAGTGATTTTCTCTCTTCCTGGTGCATTCACTCCTACTTGCTCTGCATATCAACTGCCTGGTTTTGAGGCATTCTATGATATGTTTAAAGAACAAGGTATTGATGAGATCTATTGTATTTCAGTCAATGATGGTTTTGTGATGAATGCTTGGGCAAAAGATCAAAACATTGAAAAAGTAAAACTAATCCCCGATGGAAATGCCTACTTTACTCGCTCTATGGGATATCTGGTTAATAAATCTAACCTTGGTTTCGGTGATCGTTCTTGGCGTTATGCTGCGGTGGTGGACAATGGAATCATCGAAAAATTATTCGTTGAAGAGGGTCAGCGTGACAACGCAGACACCGATCCCTACGAAGTATCAACACCAGAGGCGGTACTAGAGTACGCTAAAGCGAATGCAAAAGTTCCCGCAACTGTTTGAGAATAGTAACAAATAAAAGAACTCCAAATCCACTCAGTGTTAAATAAGACATGAGTGGATTTTTTTGTACCTGAACTATGCCGAGAGGAAACTTGACTAAGAGTGACATGCTTGCACGAATCTATAAAATAAAAACTGCGCTGTATAATGGAGAATATAAACACAAGAATGCTGGTTGGCATGATGGTGCTCATGAAGCTCTAAACAAAGTTTTGGACATTCTAAATGAGTATTCCAGATAAAAATATTAACTACGATGTAACCGAAGAAGACTGGAAAGACTTCTGGTATGGAGAAGATGATGAATCATCTACTGACAACGAATCAGAACACGAATGACCCAGTTTGGTCAGTCATTATTCTCCTAGGATGTGGGTTAGCATTTACGCTCTATTGTGTGATATATATTCTACGCCTCGCATTTAAGGAGCTACAAGAAGATGTCCAAGTCCGCAAACAAGGGCAAGAAGGGCACTGCAAACAACAAGAAGCAGAACCAGGGCAACGCAACAGCGAAGAAAGCTAAGAACGGAGGCAAGAAGAAGTAATGCCTGAGAGAATCGATCAAAAGGATAATGAACAGGATTCTCGCATTGCTTACTTAGAAGCAAAGTTTGGTAGTTACCGTGAAAAAATGATTGGCATTCAACAGCAGTTGGATGATTGCCCTAAGGGTGATGATTTGGACCGACTTTATGCTCATATAGATAAGTTGGAAACCAGAGTAAAAGAACTTGACTCTGAACTCCGTGGAAGAATCCGCAAAAATGAAAAGTGGATTGCTGGCGCTGGTGCAGTGATTGCTTCAATCACCACCATAGCTGGCATTGTAATCTCACCCGAAGTAAAGGAGATCAAAAATGGGAGCAATGACACCCCCAAGCAGGAAGAGCTGCTACAACTTCCGAGTAGTAGAGATCAACAGAGTCCTTGATGGAGACACCATTGATGTCACCATTGATCTAGGATTTGATCTCTATAAGAAAGAAAGAGTTAGAGTTGCTGGAGTAGATACTCCAGAAAAACGCACCAAAGATGAAGAGGAAAAAGCATTAGGTTATGACGCTACTCACTGGTTGGAAGAAAGACTTAAGGGCGCTATTGAAGGGGACGATGATCTCGTTATTCGTACTGAGCTTGTTGGTGGGGTTGGAAAGTATGGGCGTCTTCTCGGCTGGCTCTATATCGGAGACGCAGAACTGTCCCTCAACGAACAAATGATTGAAGAGGGTTATGCTTGGGCATACGATGGTGGCACTAAGCAGAAAGACTTTGAAGAGTTGAGAGAGATTCGTAGAGCACATGGCACTCTTGTAGAATAAATAAAAATACCTCCCGTATTCCAACAATGGCGGACGAAACAAAAGAAACTCCTAAAGAGGAAATAAAGCAAGAAGAAAAAAAGAAAGGTCTTCTTGGTAAACTGAAAGCAGCTGCTGATGACCATGAAGGTCAAATGGAAGCAATCAGCACAATGGTTCGTCTTGGTATTCTTATTTGGTCTGGTGGCATTTTGACTCTTGCCTATATTAAACTTCCTGCTGCTTTTGGTATTCCCGAACAGAAACTTGACCCAACTTTCATCGCATCGGTGTTTACTGGTGTTTTAGCTACCTTTGGTGTTCAGACTGCGAAGAAGTCAGGTGATGGTACGATGAAGATGGGTGCCGCTGCTGGTGGTGTATCTAAGGCAGATTTGGAGAAACTGATTGCAGCTGCAGCACAAACTGCTCCTGCTCAAACTATTCGTATCGAACAAGCACCTCTTCAGATTGCAACTGCTGCTCCTAAGAAAGACGGTGAACCACCTGTAATGCCAACTGTATAATGTCATGATGCTACTTACAATGTTTATTATTGGTCACATGGAAATTGGAAATGGATATTGCCGTACTGATATGTTAGTGTATGATGATCCAGTTTCCATGGAGTATCCATGTAAGTATTATTCTGAACTCAGTGATGTAGATGATATGTTAAAAAAACTAAAGGAGTAAAATGCAAAAACTAATCAACTTACTTGCAGTGTTATCTTTTGGCGTATCTGCTGCTGTGGTAGGTGGCGGAGCGTATCTTTATTTGAATAAGGATGCTCTTGTTGAAGGTGCCAAAGAAAAAGTAACCAAAGCAGTTACTGATGCAGTAACTGAATCTCTTCCAGGTATGATATCGGGTGCCATGCCCGAACTTCCAAAAATGACTGGTGGAGTTGATGCAGGTTCTGCACAATCGATTCCTAATATGACTGGTGGAGCAGTGCCTTTCTGAAAACTGTTTTAACTATGTTAAATAGGAACAGTTTATTTTATTATTATGACTACTACAAGAAGGAAAAAGAGCAGAGACGCTGACGGAAAGTTTTTTCTTTATGTTGCATTTCACTCTGTGTTTACTGCTATTGTGAACTTATTCAAAGACGATGATTGATGGAAATACCTGAGATTGGAACAAACAATATTCAGATCAGAGAACTGAATATTCCTCCAGTTCAAAATATATTCGATAGTTCTTTACAGACATTGCCTTATGCACCTCCTGTGGTGGTAAATATTGGTGTGCCTATCGTTGATGTTCCTGGTTGTGTGGAAGCCCACGAGTCTAATAATGGATCAAAAACAATCGGACAAGATGACGAACGGGGATTAGTTACTTATTGTGACGCTGGCGTTCCCAGTTATAATCCTATTAATTTTGAACCTGAACAGATAATCCCTACTAAACCTTCGGGAGTAGATACAAGGCAACCTAAAGCTCCCGCTGCTCCTGAGTTGCCGATACCTAAACCTCCCGCTGCTACTGCTAAGGTGGACTGCCCCACACCAGCACAGCAGGCAAAAGAACCTGTCGGTACATACATTGAGGGGTTTAGAAAGAAAGTTACTGACTATCAGTTAGTTGGCAACCAGTGTATTCAGATTACAGAACCTGTTCCTTTACCTCAACAGATTATTGCTGGTCTTCCTAGTGCTGGATCTGTTGTGACCACTGGTGGTATTGCTGTAGTAGCAACTGCATCAGCACTCATGGCAAAACCGCTGGCAGATATCCTACTAAAGGTTATCAAACCAACGGTCAAAAAAGTTATGAAAAAGATTGCTGCTATCAGGGGGAAGACAGTTCCCGTACTGTCCATTGCCGAGCGTAGAAACGAACAACGAGAGAGAAATCATGCTATAATAGCATTGAGAAAAACTTTCAAGCGCAAGTAATGGCACTTTCACAATCTGTTCAAGACTCCTTGAAGGAGGCAGAAGCGAGTCTGCGGAACGCACTTGCATATGCTGCACGACAGGAGCGTCCCATCGTCTGTAACAGCATTTCAAAACTTATCTTGGATATTGACCATATTCAGTCATTTGATGGTATACTGGATAAACTGGAGAAATTTTCAGAGGAGCAGCAATGACCTACGAAGCAACTGTTGAGTTTAAGTTTGATGCAACCTTCACCCCCACCTATGGATCATCCTCCTGGACTTCAGATGATTTTATCCCTGAAGAGCATTATCTTATCACTGCACCAGCAGCAGACCTTAACGCCAAACAATATTTCAAACTTTTTGAAAAGTTTCTCCTCTGTGTAGGAATGGACCCCGTATCTATTCGTAGTGGTGCTATGTCATTGGTATTCAATGATTACACTAAAGAAGAAGAGCAGCGTAAGGTATGTAAAGAATATGAGTTAACCATGGACGAAGACCTAGACAAGAAGTTTCAGGAGTGGAAGGAACTAGAAGAAGAGGTAGAGATTGCCCGTAAGTTTGTTAGCGAACCCAAGATCAAAGGTGACTGGGAGCAAATGACTGATGAAGAGCGTGAACATCAGTGGGAGAAAAGTTACTGGCAACTCTATCGTCGCTTCCAACGCTTTGCCATTTATAGTGATGATCAACTGAATGAAATGGTTGATGCGTATGAGCAATCTAAACTTGATGGAGTAGCATAATGGGGATGTTTGATTATGTGAGAAGTTCTTATCCTTTAGGTGAGCACTTCTCTGGCAACTGCCAAACAAAAGACATTGAAGATGGTATTGGTGGTACTATGACCCAATACTGGATTGCTCCTGATGGACAACTTTATATTA